GAGTTCCTCCAGTATTCTATCCTGGAGCAGCTTAAGAACGGACTCATCTTCTCAAACAAGTACGAGTCAAGAATGAAATGCATGCCTGCCGGCGGGGCTCACGTCGTTGTTTTCATGAACGAATATCCTGATATGACGAAGCTTAGCGCGGATAGATACGAGATTATTGTTTGGCATTACATCTAAAATAAACCCTCTAATTAACTTGTCTCTAAGTCTAAAAAGGGTTTTTGTCTCTATATAGAGCTACTATCTTGTCTCTATATAGAGCTACCATCTTAGCATGGTCGACTCTCGCGACCCTACTCACCTTAGGGTCAAGAACTCGCAACCAGGGGGCTAGGGGTCTCTGTCTCTTAAGGGAACTCGCGCTTAACTCACTAGACGGTCGCGAAGCGACCGTCCGTCGGATTTTTTTTACATCCCACTTTCACCGTCACGAAAGAACGTCACAATATGCATCTCGCGCAGTAGCGCGTTGTTTGTAATCGACGTCGGCTGTGCCGTAAGCGTATCAATTGCATAATTGATATAAAACACCGGTGCCTCAATTGGAATGTCAGGTTCACCATCATTGTTTGCAATGACAGTATTAGGCGACCCATAATTATACTTCCGATTGATCGGTATATAATTCTTCCTTGTGACTTCGTTCTTCAGATTACCCATGGGGTATGACCCTGATGATCCTGTACGTGGAGCCAACATCGTCACGCGTTTCTTCAACACGATGAACCTGTCTGGATTGATAGGCTCGTTATAAATTAACGATCCTTCATCAGCCCTCCAGTTCCTATCACGATCAACAACCAAACCATGGACGGTAAACCAATCCTTCTGCAACAACGTATCACTTATAGTTTGACTGTCGTACACCTTCGGAATGATCCAGTACTCGTAATACTTAACTGGCACAGCAAGTAGATTACGTATGGTCATGTTATGAAACACACCCGATACATGTGCTTGATTAGAGCAACGAGTATTGTTTCCATTAGATAACGACAACGGGATACGCATGAGATTAACGGCCCCCCAAGTACGTGAGCTGATACCAATCGCCTGCTGTTCGAAGATCGTCACGTTCTTAGCATTTGGTGGACCAAAGCTCTTGACACCAGTCTTGGTTAGCCGCGCTTTCTTAGAACCCTTCTTAGCGGATCGGCGCCGGACCGGTCGTGTCTTCATGCTGCGACTCTTCTTCACGACTAAAGACATAGTGCGCGCCTTCTTGCGCGGCGCGGGCGAAGCATAATATGTTCTGCGAGTCTTCATTCTTCACGATTGATTACTTATGGTGCACGATTAGATTTGAATTTACCACGATCAAATTCAAAATTATGAGAACACGGCCCAAAAGTCCAAACGGAGATGTGGTACAGTATTACCCACATCTCCTCTCCTCAGCTCATAAAATCACTTCAGCATGTTTGCCGTTCACCCACAAAACTGCAACTGGTGTTTCACCATCAACAATCCGACCCCGCTTGACTACACGACTCTGCACGAGCTTGGCGCGGCAGTCAAGTACCTCATCTTCAGCGATGAAACCGGCGCCGAAGGGACACCGCACATCCAAGGATTTGTCGTTTTCCAATCGCGACTGCGTCTACGCTCCGCCCGGCTTCTCATCCCTAGAGCACATCTCGAGTCCGCAAGGGGAACCTGTGCTCAAGCATCCGAGTATTGTCGAAAGGAGGGTTCAACCAACACTCACATCTACGGACAACTACCCAATGTTCCCGGAAAGACCAATCTATACGAATCCTTTCGCGACTGGGTCTTGGAGCAGCCCGTCAAGCCCTCCCCAGCCCTTGTGGCCTACAAGTACCCCAGCCTATTTCTCCGTAATGGACGAACTCAAACGTTCATCGACGCTATCTACCCCACTCCTGCCCCCCTTGTCTCCGTTTTCCGACCTTACCAACAGGAACTTGCAGAGGCCCTCGATGCACCCCCTGACGCGCGTAAGATCATCTTCGTCGTCGACCCTGTTGGAAACTCCGGAAAGTCTTGGTTCTCTCACTCCTATTACAGATCCCGTCCTGATGACGTACAGATCCTTTCAGCAGGAAAACGAGACGACCTCGCCTTCGCAATCAACGATGACAAGCGAGTCTTCCTCTTTGACCTACCCAGATCTACATCTGAGTTCCTCCAGTATTCTATCCTGGAGCAGCTTAAGAACGGACTCATCTTCTCAAACAAGTACGAGTCAAGAATGAAATGCATGCCTGCCGGCGGGGCTCACGTCGTTGTTTTCATGAACG